TAAACGAAGAGGAAGAGGAGGAAGAAGAAGAGAAGGAAGAAAAGATGGATGAAGCTAAGAAGATGAAGATGAAAATGAAGAAAATGGAAGAAGAGATTAACGAAGCTTATAGCGCTGTTAAGTTCTTACGTACTAAACTTTCTGAAGTAAACCTTCTTAACGCTAAACTATTGTACGTGAACAAATTGTTCCGTAACAACTTAACCGAAACTCAAAAGGTTAAAATTATTGAAACTTTTGATCGTGCTAAGACTGTAAGAGAAGCTAAACTTGTTTATGCTACTTTGTCTGAGTCTATCACTGCAGCAAAAGGTTCTACAAACAACAAAGCTACAGCAACTAAAAAATCTGTAATGGAAGGATTCGCTTCAAAAGCAACTGCTAAAACTAAATCAGTTCTTACTGAAGGAAACGACCAAGCCAACAGATTCAAAAAATTGGCAGGAATTATTTAATTTAAAACTCTAAACTCTTAAAAAAATGAATTTATTCGAAAACATGCAAGAGCCAAACAGAGGAGCTGAAAACCGTCAACTTGTTAGCAAGTGGGGTAAATCAGGTCTTTTGGAAGGCTTGAAGAGCGAGCACGAGAAAGCAACCGTGTCTGTTCTTTTAGAAAACCAAGCTAAGCAGTTGATCAAAGAAGGATCAGCTAACTCAGGTGGTTCTGGTACCTCTGCTGGTACTGGATTTGAGCAATGGACTGGCGTAGCTCTTCCGTTGATCCGTCGTATCTTTGCTGAGATTTCAGCTAAAGAATTCGTTAGCGTTCAACCAATGAACTTACCATCAGGTCTTGTGTTCTATTTGGACTTTAAGTATGGTAACAACAAGCAACCATTTGGATTCTCTCCAGTAGGTAAGAACCAAACTGGTACTTTGATGGGTATCACCTCACAATCAAACGTAGCTGCTTCTGACGGTCTTTATGGAGCTGGTCGTTTTGGTTACTCAACTAACTACACACAAACAGCAGCTGCTGCAGTCATAACTGGCTCTGTTAGCGTAGCGGATGTGTATTTTGACGGCTTATATTCAGCTTCTGTTGTAGCAGGTGCTTGGAGAAAAGTAACTTACGCATTGCCAGCAGCTGCTGACGCAACTGCAGTTCGTTCATTTATTCCTATGTCAGCTTCTACAGTATTTACAGCAGGTACACAATACCTTCCAGCATTCACAACTTACCTTAACGGTTCAGCATCGTTTATCGTAACTGCAAGTGCATTGGTAGGTACTTTCGGAAGTGTTGGTGTAACATCTCCAGTAAGCTACTCATTGCAACCTACTAACGATACTCGTGGTGACTTTGAAGTTGTAACTCCACGTACAACTGATGTTCCAAACAACCTTGACACTGACTTGAGAATCCCAGAGATTGAATTGCAAATGCGTTCTATTCCTGTGACTGCTAAGACTCGTAAGTTAAAGGCAAGCTGGACTCCAGAATTTGCTCAAGACTTGAATGCTTACCACTCAATTGATGCTGAAGCAGAATTGACTGCTATGTTATCTGAGTACGTTTCTATGGAAATTGACTTAGAAATCTTAGACATGTTGATTTCTTCTGCTGCAACAACTGATTACTGGTCAGCTAGAGTAGGTCAAGAGTGGAACAGCGCTGCTAACACCTTTGTAACTAGCCAGTTCACTGGACAAGCTTACATCCAAGGTACTTGGTACGCAACTTTGGGTACAAAACTTCAAAAAGTTTCTAACCAAATTCACGCTAAGACTTTACGTGGTGGAGCTAACTTCTTAGTATGTTCTCCAGACGTATCAACCATTCTTGAGTCTATCCCAGGATATGCTGCAGATGGTGATGGTTCTAAAGTGAAGTATGCAATGGGTGTACAAAAAGTAGGTGCTTTGACTAGCCGCTACACTGTATATAAGAACCCTTACATGCAAGAGAACACTGTATTGATGGGATTCCGTGGATCACAATTCCTTGAGACAGGAGCTGTGTACGCACCATACATTCCGTTGATGCTTACTCCGCTTGTTTACGATCCGAACAACTTCATCCCACGTCGTGGTGTGATGACTCGCTACGCTAAGCTTGTAACTCGTCCAGAGTTCTACGGTAAAGTGTACGTAGGTGACTTAAACGTGCTTTAATCTAACAAATTAGATTTTTAAAAAGCCCCTCTTCGGAGGGGTTTTTTGTTTTACCAAACTATTTATAGGAAACAACCCAACATGGAAGAAGTTACTTCAGCGAAGAGAAAGCCAAAGGGCCCTATTAAGTTTCAAATTACTCTTAGTGAGGAACAGAAACAAGCAAAATCACAAATCCTCGAGAACACAATCTCAGTCTTAAAAGGATCAGCAGGAAGTGGAAAATCCATGGTAGCCGCACAAGTGGCATTAGACCTTCTTTTCCGCCGTGATATTCAAAAGATCGTACTAACTAGGCCAGCAGTCACCTCAGGTGAAGATATTGGATTTTTGCCCGGTGATAAGGATGCAAAACTAGCACCATACACTGCTGCAATATACGATAATATGTATCGCCTATACAAAAAGGAAATCATAGATAAACACATAGCAGACGGCAACATTGAAGTAATACCTTTAGCGTTTATGAGAGGTCGCAATTTGTCTGATTGTCTTGTTGTAGTTGATGAGGCACAAAACATTACCCACAGACAGATGGAATTGTTATTAGGACGCTTATGTCATGGAGCAAAGATGATCTTATGTGGAGACGTTGCTCAGATCGACTTGAGAGATAAAAAACAATCTGGATTTGATTTTGTAGTAAAGAGACTAACGACAATTCCAGGATTTGGGGTAATCACCCTAAAGACAAACCACAGACACGAAATTGTAGAACCTATCTTGAGCGTTTACAACGAATATCGCGACTAAGGCGATATTTATAAGAAACCTCAATAAATGGCAAACATACCTATTTGGCCTGGCTCGAGTTCCTTCTTTCCTGGAATGACTCCGTTTGGCTACTACGACTACGATTACCAGTTTCAACAAGATGTTGATAGAATAGCAGACTGGTGTGCAAAGCGCTTAGGATATCCTATTATGGAAGTAGAATTGCAAGATTTAAACTTCTATGCAGCTGCAGAGGAGGCCATTACTGAGTTTGGTACGTTAATTAATATGTACAGTGCAAAAGACTATATGCTGAGTTTAGTAGGCTCACCTACAAGTTCTATATTGACAAACAATGTTATAACCCCTAACATGGGCAGAACTATCAACTTGGCACACAATTATGGAACTGAAGTAGGTAGTGGAGGTGATGTGGATTGGAAAAAAGGATACATAACCTTAACTGGAAGTGTGCAAACATACGATCTCAACGCTTGGGCAAGCGTAAACGAACCAGGAAAAAACATAGAAATAAAAAGAGTATACCACGACTTTGCACCAGCAATCGCAAGATACTTTGATCCATACGTAGGAACTGGGGCAGGAACACAACAAATGTTAGATAGCTTCGGTTGGGGATCATATTCACCAGCAGTATCATTCTTAGTTATGCCTTTATATGCGGATTTGCTGCGTATACAGGCAATTGAAATGAATGACCAGATTAGAAAGTCATCGTACACTTTTGAGTTGCGTAATAACAAGCTAAACATATTTCCAATTCCAACAGTGAGTTTGAACATGTGGTTTGAGTATTTGGTTGTTGAAGATAGAAATAATCCTATTAAAGCTAATGCAAGCGGTAAGATAACAGACATTAGCAACGTACCTTTTGATAACCTAACCTACGAGTACATTAATCCAATGGGAAAACAGTGGATATACAAGTATGCACTAGCTATTGCAAAGGAAATGTTAGGTTTAGTTAGAGGAAAGTACACAACAATTCCAATCCCAGGAGCAGAGACAACGCTTAATGGTACCGATTTAGTATCACAAGGAAGGGAGGATAAGCTGGCTTTGATAACAGACTTGAAAGAATTACTACAATCACTGACACGACAAGGACAATTTGAGCAGGAGCAAGCAGTTGCTACTGCAATGAACTACCAATTAGGAAAAGTACCATTACCAATATACATCAAGTAATATGGCATTATTTGGAAGTAGTAGAGATATAAGCATGTTTAGAAAAGTAAACAATGAGTTGTTGGAAGACGTTATCCAACAAGAGGTTGATTACTACGTGCTTTCGCTTCAAAATACTAAAGCTAATCAATACGGTGAGGCTGATCAAGGAAAGGCATATTACAAACCAGTCCGCTTAACTTGCTTAATAGAGAGAGGAGATCAAGTCTATGTAGCCGATGATCAATTTGGTATGGATGTAACCCAACCGATGACATTTAAATTCCTCAGACCAAAAATGAGAGAAGTAAATATATTACCAAAAGCTGGAGATATTGTTGAAGTGAGAGGTCTTTATTATGAGCTGGATCAGATCAATGAGAACCAATTTGTATTGGGTAAAGATGATGATTATGGTAAAAACGTAGGTCCTGAATTTGGTAGTAACTGGAGTGATATTTGCGTAGGACACTATGCACGAGTAACAAGATTGCAAATAGAAAAAGGTAGACCATAATGAGCGATAAACCTACACCAGCAACCCAGAGAGAGATTTTAACTGGACAAACAAGCCCTGTTTACAATAGAGCAAACGATGTGCAGATAGAGAGTGGTGTACCTCGTGAGTTAAATATCGGATTAAAAGATTTAGATTACGCAATAGAATACTATCTAAGAAACGTAATACAACCTACTATTAACGATAACGGAACAATAAGACCAGTTCCAATTTATTATGGATCGCCTGAGAAGTGGAAAAACTTTCAAGCAGATGGATACATTCGCGATAGAGAAGACAAGATACTAGCTCCAATCATAGCTTACAAGAGAACAACTGTTACAAAAAACAGAACTTTAGGGAATAAAATAGACGCTAACCATCCACAAGTATACTATACGCAGCAAGTAAAGTATACGCAAAAAAACAGATACGATCAATTTAGCAGATTAACAAACCAAAAACCAATCAAGACTTACGTAAATACCGTAATGGCTGATTATGTTGATTTAAGCTACGAGATGATTATTTGGACGGATTATGTGTCTCATATGAACGAGATAGTAGAATCCATCTTGTATTCTGAAGGAAGCTTTTGGGGAGAGGAAGAGAGATTTAAGTTTAGAACCAAAATTGATAACTTCACAAACACTACAGACCTATTAGTAGACAATGAACGTATTGTAAGAACCAATTTTACACTAACCTTATTTGGATACATTGTACCAGACGTAAGAGTTAAACAACTTAGCGATAAGCTTAGTGAGGTTACATACAGTCCAAGAGAGATTGTCGTAGATACAATTGTTCCTAACATTAGTACAACTGGAGCAACAAAGACAGCAATTAGCTCAACATCACAGACAGCTATATTTGAAATGATGTTAACTAATCCAAACGTAAGTCCTCAAGACTTTTACGTAGAAATCAACGGACAGCAAGTTTTGGGGTCAGCTATTGAAAGCATTACACAAACGCCAAATAACACGGTGACAATAGGATTTAACATAGAGCAATTGGGGTATACTATAATACCAAGTGATAACATAACAGTAACAGGAAAATATATAAACTAATATGGCAGCTGGCAAATATACATTTACGATAGAGCAGGGATCGACAGTAAACTTCGAGGTGCAATACAAAGACGCATCAAACAATCCAGTAGACCTAACTGGGTACACAGGTAGAATGATGATTAGATCGGCATACGCTGACAATAGTCCAACTACCTACGTATCACTAACAAACACACTAAATCCTGATGGAACTGGACTAAACTTCAATGGAAGCAACGGAACAACACCACTAACATCAGGCTCTATTGGAATATTCATCTCTGCAGCATCATCATCAGCACTAACCTTTGGTGAGGCTTTCTATGACTTAGAGATAGTATCTGGAAGCACTGTAACGAGGTTATTGGAAGGAAAAGTAAGACTAAGCAAAGAAGTAACTCGATAATGCGTACTATTACCATAAACACCCCAGGACCTCAAGGAGCTGTGGGCCCACAAGGTGCAACTGGTCCTACCGGTTCATCGCAACCTTTTAGTAATGTGAGTGGAAGCACTTGGGCTACAACAAGCAGCTTACAAGTATCAGGATCGTTCTTAGTATCTGGATCTTCGACATTCACAAATATAGGCCCAGCCGTATTCTCAGGAAGTGTTAATACAACTGGAGTAACAACAATGGCATCTGCTGTTGTGTCGGGAGATGTACAAGTATTAGGTACTGCTTCTATCAATGTACTACAGATTAATACCACAATTAATTCTACTGGTTCTAATACATTAGGAGATAATGCTAATGATACTCAAACTTTGTATGGTACTGTAGTTATACCTACTGGTAGTTTAATTGTGAGTGGAGCAGGGGCAAATGTACCATTCCAAGTAGCATCAGGAAGTACACCTTTATTCTTTGTATCTAGTTCTGGAACCACATACTTAACAAAATTTTCCAATCAACTTCAAGTTCAAGCCATTAACGACAATGTTAGTAGCTTTGCAGGTATAGGAATATATAGAACTGGAGGTAGTGTACAATCCATTACTTTAGGTATGGATAATGCTTTTCAACCTGCTATCACATCAAATGCTATATTACGTCTTATAGCTGGTAATAGTATTATCAACTTTACTACAAATGGTTCTGAGCGAATGCGTATTGCTTCTACAGGCCAAATGGGTATAGGAACAACAACTCCAACAGCATCACTTCATATCAAAGGAGCTACAACATCATCTTTATCATCTTCACTCCGAGTTGAAAACTCAAATCTAAGTGCATCATTAGTGATTAACGATGACGGAGCTGCTACTTTCAGAACTACAAACAATACCTCAGGCACTACTACTCCATATAATTGGTATAACGGTGGTAATACATTAATGATGAGTATTAGAGATGATGGTGATGTAAGCATACCAAGATCAGTAAACTCTGGGTTGTTCATACAAGACTCTAGTGTATACGGATACTCAGGATACTTAGTACAACGTTTTGCTATTGGAGCAGCTATTGCAGCTAACAACTCTTCAATTTTAGAACTTGTAGCTACAAATAGAGGTTTCCTCCCACCACGTACAGCAACAACAGCCTCAATCACATCTCCTGCTCAAGGTCTAATAACATACTTAACAGGATCAACAAACGAAGGATTATACTATTATAATAGTGGTTCTCAAGTTGGGTGGCACAAAGTGATAACTAATTCTGGGTCTCAAAATATATCAGGCTCATTAACTGTAGGTGGAGATGCACTTATAACAAGACTTGGGGTTGGAAATGGAATTTCAAGTTGGATGAATTCTGGCACGATAGTAGCTACTGATACGTACTTCTCAAAAGTAACAGCTGGAGGTTCTGATGGAGGTTTAACCTTAGTAGGAACTCCTACAGTAAACTCGATATATACTGGAACTGGTCAAGGCTATGATAGTTCAAATAACCTTGCAATATCAACCTACAATGGTGGTAGAACTTGGATGTACATTAGTTCAAGTGGTAATGTTGGGATTGGAACAACTACTCCTGCATCTAAATTAGAACTTAACCAATCAGCATCTGGTGTTACTGCAATAGCTAAATTTGGAAGTTCATTTCAAGGAAATTACGTAACAATAACAGTTGGAGATTTATATGCAGGCTCAATAGCCGGTTATCAAAACGCAGGTACAAAACGTTGGGAATTAACAAATGGTGGAGACCTTACACTAAACCACCCATCATCTGTTCCTACAATATCAGGTAATGGTCAATTAAGATTATCAGGCCCAACAACAGTAGCTGTGACAGCTGGTAATTTTCTTGTTGGTACAACAACAGACTCTGGATATAAACTTGATGTAAGTGGAAGTTTTAGAGCAACCAGCACAGCATCATTCGCAGGTTTATCACTACATAATCAAAATAGAATAGATGATGTATCAATGCTTAACTTTGATACAACAAACAACTATTACCAAGTAGGAAAATCAGGAAATGATTTACTAATAAGAACAGCAGCTAATAACCTAGGTTTATTTGCAGGTAAAGACACTACAATACAAACTGGTGTTATTGGAGGCCACTTCTATCTTAAAGGTGGTAATGTTAATGGATTTGGTCAATCAAACTTCTCAATAGCAGATTACAACGGAAGCAATACGAGATTCTACGTAAGTGGAAGTGGTAATGTGGGAATTGGAACTACTACTCCAAGCTATCAATTAGAGGTAAATAACCCAACTGGTTACACGGCGATGGCTATAAGAACATCTGCATCGATGAACGCCGACATAACCTTCCAAAACTCATCATACTCACTACCACGATGGACAATTAGAGCAATTGGTGCAATAGATAGCTTATCGGGTAATTTGACTTTTCAAAGAATGGCAAGTACATTCCCAATGACAATAACATCTGGGGATAATGTTTTAATAGGCACAACAATAGACTCCGGAGCTAAACTAAGTCTTAGAGGATCAGGCACTACAAGTGCTACAACAGCACTCCGTGTTGAAGACTCAAATGGTTCTGCTTCTTTGTTTGTAAGAGATGACGGAAGAGTTGGTATAGGAACCACATCACCCGGAGCTGCTTTAGAAGTAAACGGATCAGTTAAGACTACAACATTATTTACAGCTAACTGGAGTTATGATGGTGCAAGTAACACAAAGACTATACAAACACAAGGATCAGTAGCTGGTGACAAGCTTACATTAGCCGACTTAAACGGATATACGGGTACAGGCAACCAAAGCCTATTCGTTGTTGGTAATACAGGGTTTAACCCAAGCAGTGGTACTGGTACTTTTAATATAATAAACCTAATTGCCTCTATAAGCCAATCCGGAGCAGCGACTGGTACTACTCGTGGTCTATACGTCAATCCGACTGTAACATCAGCAGCTAACTTTAGAGCAATTGAAACTGCTACCGGTAGTGTGATATTCAACAGCGGAAGTGTTGGTATTGGGACAACTACCCCCGCCTATACTTTAGATGTAAACGGAACTTTACGAGTAAGTAGTTTTCCTTATTTCACAGCTTATGCTACATCAGTCCAACGAGTTCAATTTAACAATGGAACTACAGCGGGAAATCTTGGATACATAAGATCTTTTTTAAATGGAGTTATACAATTAACAGATAATTCAGAAGGTGATTTTAATAGACTTTGTTTTGGCGGTGGTACTTCTTTATTCCCTGCATTGCTAAGAAGTGGATCTTCACTTTGTGTTGTAGATGCTGCGGCTGGAACAAATGCAAATTTACTTATAGGTTTATCAGGATCAGCCTATGGCTCAACTGGTACAAGTAATGGTAAATTAACTATTAATAACACTAGTGGTAATAATGGTTTAGCGATACGAAATGGTGAAACTGGTTATCAATTAGGAATACGAACTACAACAAGCGACTCTATAGGTACTGAATTTGTTTGGTTTGATGGAGCTACTACTACATTCTTACAACATGCTGGTGTAGGGTCTAAATTAGGAGCATCAGGGTTCGCCCAATTTAGAGCAAATGTTTATAACCCTGATGGTAATGCTACAATTCACACTGGAGCAAGTAATTTAGAAAGGCTTAGAGTAACTAATGCTGGGTTAATAGGTATTGGAACGTCCTCCCCAAGTGCATCACTTCACGTAGCAGGTACAACCCGCTTATCAGGATCATTTAATACAGCAGTATCAGGTGCTATTTTAACTGTTGTAGGATCAGGTTCTACACAGCCTGTATTTACAGTACAAGGTTCACAAGGCGAATTATTTAGTATAGTAGATAGTTTATCAGGTTCATTATTTAGTGTAAATGATATATCTGGTTTACCAATACTAGAAGTATTCTCTGATGGTACCACCTTAATAGGAGACTACCAAGACCCAGCCTTAATCACAACCACAAAGAAGACTGCTAATACTGGAGTAACAACAATATACAGTTTACCAACATCATCATACGACGGTGCTTGGTTTGATTATACACTACGATCAGGTTCAGATGCACGTGTAGGAACTATAATGGGAATGTGGAGCGG